CGAGGTGGCAGCGTTCGTCGCGGATGTCGCGGCACCTGACGCTGACGTGCTGGCGCTAGTGGCGGAGGAGCTGGCGCTGGTGGCGGAGCCCGCCGCCGCAGCCTCGCTGGCCGCAGCCGCGCTCTCGCTTGCAGCCGCCGCCGTTTCCGACGAGGCCGCAGCAGTCTCACTCGCCGCCGCAGCGGTTTCGCTCGCCGCCGCAGCGGTTTCGCTCGCCGCCGCAGCAGTAGCACTGGAAGCCGCGCCGCTCGCCGAGGTCGCCGCATTAGTGGCTGAAGTGGAAGCATTGCTTTCAGATGTGGCTGCGTTGCTTTCCGAGGTCGCCGCCGCTGTAGCAGAACTGCTCGCCGCTACCTGCGCGGCTGTTGCCGCCGTGACGATATTCCCGAGTGCAGAGCCGGAGACGGTGTTGGCGGACAGATCGCCAGTGATGACCAAGTCGCCCTGGATCTTCGCCGAGGTGGTCGAAAGCTCCAGCGCACTGGCGGTGCCCTCGCCATCCGAGACGTTCCGCAAGCTCGCGTCAACGCCGTTGCCGCTATTCGAGACCTGGAGCAGATCCGTGTATGTGGATTTGATTGCGCGGTCTGTCAGTGCCGTCATTACTGCCCCCAGATCACGGCGGTGCCGTTCCAAGTCACGTCAACATCAGTCGCGACATAATCACGACCGCGTGCCGGGCGAGTGCCAAAGTTTATGGTCGGGGCGACGCCATCGCGGGCCATCTCTCTAGCAAGGGTCCGCTCGTATTCAGCCTGGGCCTGTTGATACGGGAGCCCCTTGGACTCCAAGAATCGCCAGACCAAGCCAGCGGTCATGATTTCTTCGTCAAGCCGCCCCACGTCCGTGTCCGCAGCCCAGGAAGCCTGTCCGGTGCCGCCGCTGCTCTCGCAGAAATGCGTGGAGACATACTCATAGGCGAACGTATCCGTGGTGTCGGGCGTCGGGTAAATCAGGATCTGGTCGCCCCGGATGCGCCAATATCGATCCGCCGCCGCGCCGATGTTCTGTGCTTTGAGATATTGCCATTGGTCCGCCCGCAGCGGCCCTGGCATGGACCGGCGCGTGGTCCGGTCAAACCAAACCATATTGAGAGCGTACCGAAAATCACTCGGCAATGAGTACGCTTCCTGGCTCGCCACCATGGGCTCCGTCTTCTCGACAAGAAGCCGCTGCCATTGATGCCGCCGAGACAGTTCCCGCCCCTCACGCTGGGCAAGCGCCAGCATCTGGACGGCGGTTGGGTTATTGTTCCCAACGATCGTGGCGGGGACCTCAAACTCTCCGACTTCTCGGAGAGCTTGCTGGGTCATCGTAAGAAGCGTCATTGTATCGTACGCTACGATCCGAGCGGGCGCTTACCGCCACGTTTCATCGGCTTCTTTTTCCCGTATCCCATTTGTTTCTCCCTGGCAGCAATCGCCGTCCGCAATGCACTTGCAGTCGGCGCATTGATAATGTCCGTGGACGTAAATTTTTGGTTTATCGCACCCGCAACGCGGGCAAACGGGGGAGCCCGTAGGCTCCCCCATCAGCTTAGAGCCCATCCGTCACGAACGGACGGGAAAGCTCGACATCGGCCACGCCGCCAGAAACAGCGGACGCGCCCTTCATGCCGGTGATGTAATCACCAGCAACAACAGCGTCGTCAATGCTGCCCGCGGTTGAGGTCAGGTAGCAGTCCGCGTCATCCGCGAAGCCAGTCAGGGCCTTGGCAGATCCCTTGCCCTGGATCTGATACCAGCCGTACTCATTGGCCACAGACGCGGACATTGCGACCGCCACCGGCCCCTTGGCATTCGCAGCCGCGAGGGTGGTGGAGTAGTCGTCCGCGTTGTAGACGACGACCGAGCCGACCGCCGTGGACGCTACGCCCTGGAGATAGATAAACTCTCCAGAGCCCAGCGCCGTGCTGGCGTTATCGACGGCGGTGATGATGGTTCCCAGGGGCAATTTCTGGGAAGTCTCGTTCGCATCAATCGCCTGGGCGATCACATGCGAATTGCCCTGGGGGACAAAATTAGCCATGGTCGGGTTCCTTTCCTATCTGGCTTAAGCGCAAATGACGCCCTGGAGCGATGCGTTGGAGCAGCACAGGTTGCCAGCCCAAACAAGCGGGATGACCTTGCTGTCCTGGTTGAAACCGTTCCGCTCTTCCAACGGAGTGAAATCACGATCCGGGTGATACCGGAGCTTGAGATAATCCGTGTTGAGGAAGTACATCCGGGTGGCGGCGCAGTTCGAGTCGTAGAACACGTCCGAACCGAGATACTTCAGCGCCATGAAGCCAGCGTCAGCCGACTGGTCGGTGCCGATCCGCTGGATGCTCTGGAGCGATTCCCAATAGTAGGTGAAGTAAGTGTTGCCCGCGACGACCATATCCGGCGCATCGCTGTTCCGAACGCAGTCCAGATACAGCGTGTTCATCGCCGTCTGGATCGTGCTGGAGGACGCCGTGACGCCTTCAACCGAGAAATCGTACTTCTGGTTGCGCCAGAAGCTGTAATTGGCTCGATTGATGCCGCCGTAGGTGCCCGTGGTCGGGTCATCGGCAACCGCAAGCTGCAAGCCGTCAAGGTCTGTCGCGGCCGACGCCGCGCTGTAAAGCTGGGACGCCAGCGTGTTCATCATCGATTTCTCAAGCACATTGATCCGCGCTTCGAGGAGATCGATGACACGCTCCGAGCCGCTGTTCTGGACTTCTTCAAGGCCAGAAATCGTGACCGTGCCAGCAAGCTGACGCCAGTCAAAGACAGCGGAGGTCAACACATCCTGCGGGGTGGTGTCGATCACGTCGTAGTTGCTGTACATCGCAACGGTGCCGTTCTCGGCGTACTCAAGCTCTTGGATGATGTCGCGGCCAGAGGCGGGCATTTTATTGCCGCGCTCATTAATACGCATCAAAAGAGCGTTGTGGTTCATCACGTTATCGGAGAGGGTTTTGCTCCGATTACGCAGAGTCGTCGTAACAATCTCCGACAAATTCGGGTTAGCCATTGCCTAATTCCCTAGTTTGAGGCAGCGATTGCTTGCTGGAGAGTTTCGCGCAAGGACAACGGACGGGCTGGCTCGACGGGGGACACCTCCGACTTCACTTCGCGCCCGGCCCTTTTTGCTCGCTTTACACGGCGGGTTTGCTCTTCGGTCTGTTTCTCCTTCGCGGAGTTCAGCACCTTTTCCCGGACCTCCGGGACCATCCAAACCGCCTTGTCGTAAGCGTCCTGCAAAGACGTAGCCTGTTGCGATTGAAGCAGAGCCGTCATCTGAGGCATGACATCGTCCATAAACGGGTGGGCCAACTCGCCGTCAGCCGCCTTTTCGCCATGGAACGCTTCTACTTGCCGCAGGAAAACCGCTTCGCTTTCTCGTTGCTGTTGCTCTCGCAGCGCCGTCAGATATTTCTCCTGTTCAGACAAGCGATGCTGCAATTGCTTCACATGAGGATCGACCCACTCATCCGGGTCATCCTCGGTTGCGGCGGGCGCGGACAACTGACTGAGGTCCACGTTCGCCGATTGCGCCAGCCACCGCAGAGCTTCCACCGGCTGGGTTTGCAGGAACTTTTGCGCCTGGAGCAACTGCCCAATGGCAGCGGCCTCATCGACGCCGTTCAATGCAAACTGCTCGCGATGGGGTGCGAGGACTTGCTCTAATTTCTCGAAACGGCTTCGATCTTGCGAAAGCTGTTTCGTCTTTTCTGTGTAGTCGCCCTCCATCGACTTGTAGCGCCGCAACACAAAATCGCGCGCCTCGGTCGGCAGGGCCTCAAACTCTTCCCGGTCTTCGCTAGACCAGTTGCTTGGAGCCGATAGATCAACCTCTTCGGCGGGCTCCTCTTCAGCCTCCGCATCGGTTGCATCGTACGTTACATCTTCTTCCGATTCCGCCGCCACGGGCGCTTCCGCCTCGTCAATGGCGTCCTCGACCGGAGCCGCCGATTCCTGCTTGTCGTCAGGATCGCCAGCCATTGCAGCGGCCAAAGCTTCTCGTAGAGACATAACTACTCCCTGTTTATGTTGCCAAAGTTCGCGGGACGCTCGTTCCCGTACTCAATCATCCCGTGCCGCCGCAAAGCGGCCCGATGCTCAGACCGGGAGCCGATCACGGGCGCCCCCGGAAGGCCCACGGCGCGGTATTCCGGGATGTCCGAAACGACAAAAGGACCGGAGGTCCGGTCCTTTTTCAGAGATTCAGCGGGGACCCACTGATGGTTCCACCAAACAAATTTTGTCACATGCCACCTATGGTGCCGGTTCCGCCCGCGCCAAAACTGCCGCCTCCGACTTGGTTGCCTTCACCATCCATCCCGGGATACCCAAAGCCAAACGGAGTATCGTATTTCATGGCGTTCAACAGCCCTTGGGCGAAATTAGCCACCCCAAAGGTCCCGAAAACATTTGCGGCGTTGGCCGCGCCAGCCATGTCGGCAATTGTGCCGGGGCCCGACACTTGGTCCTGCCCAGGTTGATAACTAGATCCCACGGCGGGGGATACCGGCGGCATGGACGCCTGGGCTTGCTGGAGCGCCAACGCTAGGTCTTCCTTTGGGACAAGGCCTGGGACGCGGCGCAGAAACCGCGTCATGTTCCGGGCGTAAATGTCTTCGTTGTCGCCGCCAAATTTGACGCCCGCCTCCCCCATCAGATAGCGGAGGTATTGACCATCGTTGGTGAATGGGTCGAGTGTCGCTGATGTGTATGACGGGCCGAAATACATCGGCACCATCCTGTCGTCGCCGTCTCCTTGGCCCGGAACGTACCGGGTGCTTGCCAGGATTTTAGCCAAAGCCTTGGCTTGCTGGCTGGGCTCCGGCGGCTGCGGGGCGCCAACAGAAACCCCCGGCGGCGTGGCATAATCCGTGGCCGATCGGCTTTCGTACTGGTACGGCCCGACGCTAAAACTAACCATTAGCCTGCTCCAACTGGATCGCGCGGAGAGCCAATTCCTCCCGCTTCAGATCGCCGGACTGATCGATCTCCTGCGCCTTCAACTGCAACTTGGCGACCTCAAGGTCCTTGTCCTGCTGCATGTCTCGCTCTCGGAGATCAAGCTCTCGGCCTTTGATCCCGGCCCGGAGTTGCTCGATTTGAGCCCGCAGTTCTGATTCCTTGGCGCGTGCCTCACGCTCCACCAATGCCAACTGGGTAGCGGGGTCGGGGGCCTCGGATTGTTGTGGCTGTGGCGGCTGTAGAGCCTCAAAAACATCCTCCAACTCCCGGCCTTTTTTGAACCCGCGCAAACCAAACATCAGCAATTGCTTCGCCGCCTCGAAAGGCAACGCGCCGGATTGCACTAATTGGCCCGCCTGGGAGATGAAGTTCCCAGCGGCGGTCAGCACCTCAATCCGTTGCTGCCGCTCCTCGGCCTCGTCGTAAGCAATGCTCTCGTCCGTCTCGATGTCGATCCGGTAGCCGCGCCCCATCTCGTCGCGCAGGGCCATGAACACGGCGGGCGTGATGCGGATCTGAGTGGCCGCGCCCATAACAACCGGGTCCAGATGCTCCGCGACCATCTCAGCCTTGAGCCGGATGACATCGCGGACAAAACGGATGACCTCCCGCTTCCGGTTGACCAATCGCAACGATCCAAAGAACGCCTTGGTGCGGCTCGTCGTAGCCGTTTCCCGATCCGCCGAAACGCCCCGCATGATGTCCGAGATCCCGGTGATCTCGTAGATCGTCTCGATGATGAGAGCCCGTGCCTGATACAGTTGCTGCAAGACCTGCGCGATGTTCGCGATCGGAGCCTCGGCGACGACATTTGCCAGCCCGCCCCGCTCCAGCATCATCGCGTAGTTATCCACAGGAATGAACTCGTTGTCCGCCGCCGATGCCAATTGGCCCAGGGCTTCCATGCTGCCGTCGTAGACGCCGCGCCGCTTCAAGGCGTCAGTCAGCGCCGCGATGCGCTCCGTGACCAGATCAAGCTCAATCACCTGATCCTGGTACAAGGTGAACTCAGCAACCGGGACCAGCGTGTCCGTCGTCCGAACGCTGTAAAGCGGTTCCGGGATCGGGAAGAACTCAGCGAGCCCGTAAGGGTCGTCCTCCTCCTCAAGCACCGCGTCGTGGCCGTAGGTGACAAAGACCCGCTTGCGATTGCGCTTGTCGAAAATCTCAAAGACCTCGGCGCGCCCGTCAAACAATTCCTTGCTGTCGTCGTCATAGGCCTCGCCGTCGCGAGTGTGGGTGAAGTTCACCTCGGCCCCAACGTCACCGAACTGAGCCTTCAATTCATCGCGGTCCAGCATGTGCCGGAAAGCGATCCACTCAACCTCGCGCCAACTGCGTGCCGGGTGGACCACAAGGTCAGTCCAATGCACCGGCTCGCACATGATCCTCTGGTCGACAATCTCCTCGACGGTCTCGGACTCAACCTCAACGCGCGGCTGGCCGTCTTCGCCCATCAACACGGCCTCGCGGGTTTCCTCACGCTCGACAATGTCCGTGGACAGCTTGACACGCACCGTGCCGCGCCCGACCAACAGATAATCCTTGAGGGCGTCGCGGATCGTCGCGTCGAAGTTGTAGCTGTCGATGCTGTACGTCAGATACCGCTCCAACGCCAACGAGGCGTCGCGAGCCGCTTGGTCATCCGTCAGGTACCGGCGGCGGATGTCCGGCGCCGGGGTGCGGCTGTACAACGCCGCCATCAATGTGTCGGTGTTCGACCACAAAATGTTCATGCGGCAAGAGTCGTCAAAGGCCGACCGCTCGTCGCGATATCGGTCAACGACCCTGTGGCTCCGATCGCGCCACTCGCGCTCACGAGCCCGCGCGTCGGTGATCGCAACCAGCCAGTACTTTGCACCCTTCCGGCTGGGCGCTGGGACCATCACGTCCTGCATCAGCTAAGAGCCGTCAGATCACCCCAGCGCGACTTGCTCAGGCTCGCCGCCTTCGCCGCCTTCAAGCCGGGGAGATTCGTCGCCGCGCTGCTCAGATCGTTCTGGAGATACTGAATCAGACGCTCGTTGTACGTTCCGCTGTAGCCTTGGTCTGCCGCGAGGTCTGCCCAGTTTTCGTTGTACGTTCCCGTCGCTACCGACGCCGCCGTCCGCACCGCCGCTTGCAACTGGCCCTGGTTGGTCGCCATGTGCCATCTCCTTCGCGGCGCCGATGCGCGCCTTGATTGAATCCAAAGAAGCCTGATGGCGGGCCTCCTCGGCCTCCATCGCCAGCTTCCGCTCGCGCCGCACCTTGGCTGCGGCCTGTTCCTCCGACTGGTGCGCGGCGCGTAACGCCGCCGTCTCCGTCTCCAGCCTAGCTCGCGCCGCGTCCAGTTCAGCCTTGGCATCAATTTTTGCCTGGGCGACCGTCGCGGCCAGCTTGTCCTTCTCGTCCTCTAAGTCGGCCATCTCCTTGCGGAGGGCCGCTATCCGCTTCGTCGCGCGACCCATCTCAGCAGGGGCTTCCTCAACCGCCTGAAGAACCCGGATCATCTCGACCGCCAGAGCCCGCTGGTTCACGAACTCCTTCAACATCGCTACCGCCGCGCGGTGCATATCACTCATATCCTCGCCACCTTCGGTTGTTTGGGAACCGGCCACTCACCAAGCGTCGGCATGCGGGTGGGGTCACTGTCTTCCTCCACCGGAGCCGGGGTAAGATATGGTCGAGACATGCAAGCGTATCGCAAGGCGTCCGCCGCATGGTCCTCTAAGCTCGTATCGACATCCTCGATCCGATGCCGGTCGTGCGTCAGCACCGGCAACGTGCGGATCAGATGCCGGCAGTCCTCAAAGAAAAACAACGCCGGAACACCCTCGTCGCCAATAAACCGACGCCGCACCGCATCCCAGCCAGCAATGCGGCTGTTGTCCGCTTTGCGCCAAGTGATGCCCATCTTCATCATTCGCTCGCCGATCGAAGGCCCGCCATCAATCTTCCAGACCGATGGATCGCCCACACCGTAGTTGATCTTCGGATCGCCACGCTCCCGGCTGCGGATCTCGCTCGCAATCGCTTCCGCCGTCATCTTGAGGCCGCGGTTGTTCGAGCCGCCGTAGTATTCGCGGTAGACCACCAGGGAGCCCTCCGGGATCAGCCGGTCAGGCGTCTCATGGTCTTCAGAAGCATGCGCCAGCCACAGGCAGCAAAACGGAGCGGCGCTCCCATGGTCGTAAGCCCTGAAGCGGAGCCAGTGGCGCGGAATCTCGAATGGGCGCATGACGTGCCGTTCACGGCGGAATACATCTCCAAAATACGAACCAACAACAAGATCCCAGTCGCCTTCCCGCAGCGCCCGCTGCAACTCCTCGGGCAAGCCGCCGAACGCGCCAGCGTAGTCCTTGTCCAAGTACTTGTTGTCCGACATCAGGGCCGGGATGAACACGCTGGGCCAGCCCTTGCTGCGGTCGTCGCTGGGGTCCCGCGTGGTCGCATCGAAGAAAATCTGCTCCGGCGGGGCCGGGTCGATGAATGTGCTTTTGAGCCACTGATGGCTCACCCCGCCGGGGTTGGCCGTCATGATGATGCGCGGCAACTGCTTGGCGAAGATTGAGCCCTCTGGCGCAGCCCAGCCGCCCAGGCGGTTGCGGCTTCGCAGGAAGCTGATCTGGTAAGGCGTGAATTGGCCCGCCTCGTCTATGAGGAGGGCGTGGATCTCAGCGCCCTGGTAGCGTTCAACGTCGCGATCGGACTCGGCGTAGCCGCAGACGATGCGGGAGCCGTTGTAAAACTCGAAAGCCTTGCGGTTCTCGTTCCATTGGCCCAGTTCCGGGGGTAGGTCGGAGCGGATGAACCGGATGTGGTTTGCCTCTAGCTCCACCAAAGTGCGCCGGAAGATGTAGCACTGGGCCCCTGGGCAGCGGAGGGCGATCGTTATTAACTCCCAGCGGCCCGCTGTTGACTTGCCGCCGCCCGCTGCGCCGCCGAACAGTATTTGTCGAGCCAATGTGTTGTGTAAAAGTCTCTGGCGAGGTTGTGGCGAATATATTTTCTCCAGATCGATCGTGATCGTTTTTGCCATTGCAACCTTGGCGCGGTTTTTTCCTAATTTTTAACGGCAACCATGCGCGGGGGCGCAACATATACGACTACGCCGTCCAGCGTCGGCCCGGCTGGGGGGTGGGTGCCAGGGGTCGAGGCGGCGACCCCTGGCGCGCTCGGCCTGGGCGAGGGGAGGGTGTCCAGGCCAGAGAACCCGTTGAAAACATTAGGCTTAAATCAGGCACCACGCCTGATGGTGACGGTCGAGAGCCGCATCAGCCGTCGATCGTGATGGTGTCGCCATCGATCGCCGCGCCGCGCTCGCCGCCGATGTTAACCGTCACCGTCGGAGCGCGGTCGCCGCTCCGCGCATCCCGGAACCGATCGTCATAGGCTTTGACGAGCGTATGGGCCGCGCGCCAATCGGTTTCACCCGCTCGAGCGATGTTGCCGATCTGTGCCGAGATCCGGCGGGTTTCGGCGGCGGCGATTTCGGCGGCGAAATCGTCGTTCGCATTCGTCCAATTAAGCACGGTCTGACGATTGATTTTAAGCAAGCTCGCGGCCTGGGCCAGGGTTAGGCCTTGCTCAACGGCGTCAACGATCGCCGCCATGCGATCCGGCGTCGCCAGCCCACGATTGCCCGTCTGGTGGCTGGGAATCGCGGGTTTGGCGTCGGGTGCCCAGCCGTATCGCTTAGCCCGTTTGAGGATCGCTTGACGGCTAACCGTCCCGAGATCCGTCGCGATCGCGTTCGCCGCTTCGCCGCGTTCATAGCGGCGCTTGATCGCGGGCCAGTCGACGCCCGGTTTTGTGTCTGCGCCCATTCGCAATCCCTTCCGAGGATATCGATCGATGGCTGTTTTTCCGGCGGAAATCCACACGGCGGCGCGCGATTTGCGGATAAAACGGAAAAAACCATTTTTTGTGTTGAGTTGTTGTCCAAACACAATTAATAAGGAGGGGACGCCGAGACAGGCTCGGCCATCATGGAGGATATGAGATGTACGGATGGTTAATCACACATGATCTTATTGACACCGATGCCGCCGGGGTCGTCGGCCCGCGCGGGATTAGCGATAAGGATCGCCTCTATTTAGATAGCGGGCGCGGCCATCGGTTCCGGATGTATGACGACGACGGTAAGCTTTACTACGCCGGGTTATTCGTCGGCGATCCCGCCTCGGAAGAAGGATTCGGGCCGCTCGATGACTTCGGCGAGCCCAACGCCGGGGCCGTCCGGATCGACTATTACGACCACGCGACGCGTCGCTGGGAGACGCTCTAACGTCATCGGTTCGCCAGGGCCCCGGGCCCTGGCACTCCGATGCCGTTGGGGCATCAGCCGCCGGGATTGTTCCGGCAATTATGGAGGATCTGATATGTATAAATCCGACGCGCGGTCGATCGCGGACCAGTATTCCCGCCTCAAGCGTAACGGTACGTTTGCGGGCACGATCAAGGCCGCGATGGCCAAGCGAAAGGCGCGGCAGTTGAACCCGCCATTGCGTCCCGTGAAGGCGGTCAGCATCACAAGCGCGGCGTTTGCAGGCTGGGCCCGCGTGAATATCGGCCCCGACCACGAAGCGCGCGTGGTCGCTCGCGCTAGGTCTGAAACGCGGAAGCGCGTGTTCTCGATCATCCCGGCGACCTTTCTGGGGGCGCAGAATAACCACAGCGTTGAGACCCATTTCGAGAAGCATCGCGGGCGATATTATCCCAGGCACACCAACACGGTACACAGCCTGTCGCGCGCGCATGCGTGGCGGCGCTCCCTGGTCGCAAACATTGACGGGACCCCGGTCAAAATAACGGCGCGGAAGGGGTATGTTTTCGGGCGCGATGCGAACGGCGTCTACATCGCGTATGATAAAACGGCCAACGATCCAGAGCGCCAATACCACCCCAACAGCGATGAAATCCTGGGCGGGAACGCCGCCATGATCGCCGCGCTAAAAGATCACATCAGAAAACGCGCGGAAATCAAGCAGCGGGCATCCGGAAAATTGACGCCCAAACTGCGCCGCGCGCTAAAATTAGCGGAGAGCGTCGGCATTTATGTGTGCGCCCGAGACAGCTACGACGCCGGGAATTGCCGATCCGGCACCCTTGCCTGGGGGCGCCGCGAGGGGCTGTCGCCCGACCGGCACTATCCGATCCGGGTGATCGAGAGATTGCTAGGCACAGACCCGCTGGTCGCGCGCGTGATCCGCCAAGCGAGGGATCGGGCGATGCGGGAAATGGATCAAGGCGTCTGTTGGCTCGCGGATCACAAGGCCTAATCGGAGACCATAGCACCATGACCCCTGAACAATTCGCCGCAGCGGGCCGAGCACTATTTGGTCCGCTGTATAAAACGCCGCTTGCCCGCGCGTTGGGAAATGAGCCGCGCACGGTTCGCCGATGGGCTGATGGATCTTTCCCGATCGCCGACGGTGTGCGGGATGACCTGATCCGCCTGTTGACAGCGCGCGGGATTGAGATTGAGGAGGTGTTGGGCAATCTCGAACAGGACCAATGAAAAGCATTGAGGGGAGCGGCGGGCCCGCACATCAGGCCCGCCGCGCCACCACCAACAGCGCCTCCGTCCAACGCCGCTTCGCGGTCGCCGGATGAACCCCGTGCTTGCGCGCCACCCGCGCCCAGTTCGTCCCGCCAGATCGGTGCTTGATCATCCCAACGTCCCATAGCAGAGTTCTGACGCCCCTTGGAGCGTCGGAAACAATTCTGGTAGTCCGGTCCAGCAAATCTATTTGACGCGCCGTAGGCCGCTCTGGAGAGCTTCTAGCGGCCTCCCACCCATACGCCGCCCATCTGTCATGGACGACATCCGGCCAAGCGGTCTTGTAGCCCGCCGGGCGCACGCCGCGCGCGGGCAGCCGCCGCGCCACCCATGCCGCCTCATCGATCATGGCTGCAAGCTCCTCGGCGGTCACGCCATAGCCTCCGGGATCGGATCGCCGATCCGCTCATCCCATTCCTCGCGCAATCGGTAATCCTCGATGACGCCCCCCGGAAAGGCCTCCAGGGCCGCATCAACCACCGGGTCCCGGTTGGCCTCGATCAGCCCGATGAGGGCCTCCATTGTCCAAACCTCCGCGCCGTCGCCCTGGTCGGTCAGGTCGGCGAGATCCATCACCACCACGACGCGCCGCCCGGTGCTGTCGATCCCATCGACCGATCGCGGGACCATGGGCTTCGCGCCCGCGCGCGTGGCTTCCTGATCCATGAGCACATACGCGCGACGCATGGCCCCGCCGTGCGCGCGGACCTCTTCGATGCTCCCCTGGTGGCACGCCGCCAGCCATCGAGTGAACTGCGCCTGGAACCGCTCGCCAAGATCCGCCGAGACGATCAGCGGTAGCCGACCGCGTCCCCATTTCAGATCGGCATCCGAGATGGCCCGGTTGGTGGCCGCGACCTCGTGCAGGTACGCCGGGTCCGTCTCGCCGCCGCGCATCGGCTTGTACGTCCAGCCACTCTCCTTCCGCGCCACCGTCGCTGCCCTGGGGCGTGCTTTTTTGATCGCCATTTTCACCTCCTACCTAGCCCCCCAAACCCGGTCGCGGACATGGGGACACCCCTATAGGGGTGTGTCCGCATGTCCGCTGGCGGACATTTTTTGGGCTGTCCGAATGTCCGCGCAATGTCCGTTTGTTTAAAATCAATGGCTTACAAATGTCCGCGCCATGTCCGCGCCATGTCCGCGCGGACATTTTCGCGCTTTTTTGGCATGTCCGCGACACCCCTCGCGGACATGGATTTTTGGGCCATTTTGTGCATGATGATATACCTCCAAAACAGGCTCAAAACCGCACCCCACCCCCGTCATTCGGGAGCGCGAGTTCATTCTTGTGCGCGAGCAGAAGGCCCTTGCGGACGCATTCCTCGATGGCCCGCCGGAAACCTCGTTGGACCGTCCCATCGGCCCTCCCGGCCATCTCTGGCTCCGCTGAAAAAAACTCCTGGACCTCCTCCCGCCCGACCACGTCGGCCACCGCGACCGGCCCGCCGGACTTTCGCCATGTCTGAGGCCTCACCCGACGCGCGGAATCTGCGAACAGGTTATGGACGATACGCATCAGGAGGATCTCGTAGGTCCCGCTGGGCGCGTTCTTGCTCGCGCCGGGGGCCATCTCGATGTACTGGACCACGCACGACGAGACGATTTTCCCGCGGGTGTCGATGTCGAGGTCGACGCGTTTCAACTGGA